ACTGGCACGGTACACTAACGCTTACGAACAGAAAATGATCATGAAGAGGGAGACCATCGCTGATCGTGGTGTATGGACTGCCAAGAAGAGATATATCCTCAACGCATGGGACATTGAGGGTGTAAGGTTTGCTGAACCTAAGTTAAAGATCAACGGTATCGAAGCAGTCAAGTCATCGACTCCTGCACCATGCCGAACTGCCATTAAAGAAGCACTTAAACTGATCATGAGTGGTACAGAAGAAGAAGTTCAGACGTACGTTGCTAAGTTCAGAAAAGAGTTTGAGAAGATGCCTCTCGAAGACGTAGCATTTCCTAGAAGTTGTAACAACATAGGTAAATTTTCGTCTCCAAGAACCATCTATGGTAAGGGTTGCCCCATGCACGTTCGTGGTTCTTTGATGTATAATTATTATGTCAAAAGGATGAAACTAGAACACAAGTATCCTCTGATTCAAGAGGGTGAGAAGATCAAGTTTGTCTATTTACAAATGCCAAACAAAACTGGTGAGAATGTTATGTCATTCTTCCAGACTATGCCAAAGGAATTTGACATACACGGTGCTATCGATTGGGATATGCAATTTGAAAAAGGTTTCCTAAGTCCAGTCAAGTTTGTTCTTGACGTCATAGGTTGGGAAGCAGAAAAACGTAACACATTGGAGTTTTTATTCGCATGAGTTTTCTAAAAGATATCGTAAAAGATATTGGTAATGAGTATGCAGGCATCGTTAGTGACGGTGTATCAGCAGGAGACGTACAGTCTTTTATTGACACAGGAAGTTATGTGTTCAATGCAGTAGTTTCTGGTTCTATCTTTGGTGGTCTACCTTCTAATAAGATCACTGCTATTGCAGGAGAGTCTAGTACAGGTAAGACATTCTTTTGTCTGAGTGTTGTCAAGCATTTTTTAGAGTCAAACCCTGATGCAGGAGTTGTATACTTTGAGTCAGAGTCTGCCATCTCTAAGGATATGATTGAGTCCAGAGGTATAGATTCTAACCGTATGATTATAGTTCCTGTGGTCACAGTACAGGAGTTTAGACAACAAGCAATCAAGATTATTGATAAATACTTGGCACAGAAGGAAGAGGAAAGGAAACCTCTAATGTTCTGTCTTGATTCTTTGGGTATGCTTTCTACCTCTAAGGAGGTCGACGATACTGAACAAGGTAAAGACACAAGAGACATGACAAGAGCACAGGTTGTCAAGTCTATCTTCCGAGTTCTGACACTGAAACTAGGTAAAGCAAACGTACCTATGTTAGTTACTAACCACACCTATGACGTGGTTGGATCTTACGTTCCCATGAAAGAAATGGGTGGTGGAAGTGGTCTTAAATATGCAGCAAGTACAATCATCTATCTCTCTAAGTCGAAAGAGAAGGATGGTAAAGAAGTGATTGGTAATATAATCAAATGCGAGACTAAGAAGTCTCGTTTCACAAAGGAGAATGTTAAAATTGAAACACGTTTATTTTATGATGAACGTGGATTGGACAAGTATTACGGACTATTGGAACTGGGTGAGAAACATGGAGTCTTCGAGAGGATCGGGACTCGTTATCGCATTGGTGAATCTAATGTTTTTGCTAAGTCTGTCCTTGCCGATCCTAACAAGTACTTCACAGAAGAAGTAATGGAGAAGTTAGATGAAGCAGCACAAAAAGAATTTACCTATGGATCTTGACAAGTACATCAAAGTATACGATAATGCACTTGATGTAAATCTATGTCGCAATATCTTATCTGCATGTAAGAATGTTGAAATGACGAGGTGGGATCGTGGTGGTCGTCCTCAGTTCAATGAGTTCAATATTACTGACCACGCAGAGAACAAAGATCTTCCAGATGATGATGTCTGGAATATCATACACAATCAGGTCATCCAAGCAGTCAAAGATATATCTAACAGATATATGGAAGAGGTCGGTTGCCAACAGCAATGGCCATACTCAAATGCTTTGGAACAAGTCAGACTGAAACACTATCAGGTAGATCAGAATGATAGATTTGATGAGCATGCAGACGTGGGAGACCATGCATCTGCTCGTAGATTTCTCGCAATGTTTTTCTACTTAAATGATGTAGAGAAAGGTGGTGAAACAAAGTTCGAGCATCGCTCGATCAAACCAGTTCAAGGTAGATGCCTAGCATTTCCTCCTATGTGGATGTTCCCACACGCAGGAGCAGCACCTATAACTGAGGACAAATACATTATTGGAACCTATTTACATTACGTTTAATGCCAAGCATAGAAACTATTGCGATCAGTAAACTCATTACCAGTGAGGAATACACACGCAAAGTATTACCTTTTATAAAGGAAGATTACTTTGAAACACTGGACATGAAGACACTGTTCGGTGAGATAAATGATTACTTTACAAAGTACGATCAAGTACCTGAGATCAATGCCTTAAAAATTGAGATAGATAAGAGGAAAGATCTTAGTCAGGAGATTGTAACAGAGATTGAGAAGTTTCTTGACGAAAACATTGACAATCAACAATATAATGATGACTGGTTAGTAGAGACCACAGAGAAGTGGTGTAAAGAACGTGCTATCTATCTTGCTCTAATGGATAGCATTAAGATTGCTGACGGTCAGGATAAGACACGTCAAAAGGATGCCATTCCACACATAATGTCGGAAGCACTAGGCACATGTTTTGATGAAACAGTAGGGCATGATTACATACAGGACGCAGATGAAAGGTACGACTTCTATCACAAAAAAGAAGACAAAATTCCATTCGATCTTGAATACTTCAACAAGATTACAAAAGGTGGTTTACCTAGCAAGACTCTCAATGTCGCACTTGCTGGTACAGGTGTCGGGAAGTCTCTATTCATGTGCCACGTCGCTAGTTCCTGTCTCATGCAGGGGAGGAACGTTCTCTATATTACACTTGAAATGGCAGAAGAGAAAATTGCTGAACGAATTGACAGCAACCTCCTCGACGTCCCGATCAAACAGTTAAGTGACCCTCTGTTTAGTAAGCAACAGTTTAGAAATAAAGTAGATGTATTAAATAAGAAGACACAAGGTAGGATAATTATAAAAGAATACCCAACAGCATCAGCACATGTAAATCATTTCAAATCATTATTGAATGAGTTGTCTATGAAGAAGGGATTCCAACCTGACATTGTGTTCATTGATTATCTAAACATCTGTGCGAGTGCTAGATATAAAGGAACCATCGTAAACTCATACACTTTTGTTAAAGCGATTGCAGAAGAACTTCGTGGTCTTGCAGTTGAATGCAATGTACCAATCGTCACTGCTACTCAGACTACTCGTGCGGGTTATGGGAGTAGTGACGTTAGTCTTACTGACACAAGTGAGTCTTTCGGTCTCCCTGCAACTGCTGACCTTATGTTTGCTCTTATTTCTACCGAAGAGTTAGAACAACTAGGACAGATTATGGTCAAGCAGTTGAAGAATAGATATAATGACCCTACCATACACAAACGTTTCATTGTCGGTATTGACAGAGCGAAGATGAGGTTGTATGATTGTGATCAGAAAGCACAAGAGGATATTGTTGATGCAGGGGACACCCTCAAAGACAACTTCCTTGAACTCAAAACTCAAAACAAATTTGACGGTTTTAAAATATGACTAAAAGAGAAGACGTAAACGTCGATTACAATAGTGCTGACAAAGCATCAAAGGCAGCAGAGAATGTCATGAATCACATGCAAGATGTGAAGGAGGGTATGTCTGACAATGCCAAGAAGGTTGCAGAGGACACACCTACCACACCCGAAGAGTTTATTAATAAGAAAGGGTTTACTGCATGGAGAGCAGCAGAGGAGGTCAAGGAGAAACAGAAAGCAAAAGAAGATCAAGAAAAGTTTGCAGTTGACCTAGACAAATACCTTGAATTTTGTGAGAATACATGTAGTAATTTCTCAAAAGATCACGCAGCATATATAAAAAGGTTGAATGATTTAAACGAACTTGGTTGTAACATTTCTCTTCTAGATACTGCTGCTAATGGTCTCTCTGCTGAGGCGGGTGAGTTCATGGAAATAGTTAAGAAGATGAAGTTCCAGGGTAAACCATGGGACGAAGCAAACAAGGAACATCTAATCAAAGAACTAGGTGACATCATGTGGTATGCTGCACAAGCATCCATGGCACTTGGTCAAAGACTAGATGATATAATCTATGTGAACACACTTAAACTTGCAAAGCGTTATAGTGGTGGAGAGTTCAACGTAAGCGATTCAGAAAACAGAGCACCCGATGACATCTAAACATGGAAAACTAGACCCAGAAGAAAGGGTACTCAGAGAGGTCATGCATGATGATTACGATCATGAGCAAGACGTTCAAGAGGAAATCAAAGAAGGTTGGTACCCATTAAAGTCTGACTGATAAATAGTGTCATGGCAACGACACTAACATCAGCAGCAGGATGGCAGAAGTATTCTTGGTATTACAAGGAGGGATTTGCCTGTCAAATAAAGAGAGACTTACCTGTATATAAAAAAGAGAAAGGTAATGAGACTGTAACTCTTCTTAAAAAAGGACACGAGATAACTACAACACCGATACTAACTGGTCAACCATCCAGAGTACATATAACCTTCGCAGAGAACATGAAATCTCTCGAAGGTTTTGTATCGTTAGGACAACTTGGTGCAAAACCAGGTCAGATATTAAAACAGAATTTAAAACCACAAGACTTTGCTATGCCACTGGATAAGAAAGTGTCATTCAACAAGTATTACAACGGTGTGATGTCAGCACTAGGTGAGAGAGACGATGTTCCCTTGGTTATAAGAGCATATCTAAAAGCATTGGTGAAGTATTGTTATGAACATAAGGATCACCAGAATTTAAAGAAGACATATGAGAACCTTATGGACACTAAGTATGCGGGTGTGATCAGTGAGATTGAAGCAGACTTCTCTGAGATCATGGCACCTCTATGTGTACTAGAAAGAGGTCAAAGAGAGTTAGAGAAGATGGGATTCAAAGGTTTGACCAAAGAAAACACAATGATATATGTACCCAAGAGAGGTAACGAACCATTGATGGACTTTGCACTGTATGGTAAGGATGGTAGAGAGTATAAGTTTTCAGTTAAGAAAGCAACTGGTGTTACTAACACAGTCAAACCAAAAGATATAATAGAATTGATGGGTGATTTGAAAGGAGCATATAAAGGTGAAGATAATTATGAGATACTAAAAGTATTAGCAGAGAATAGTATCAAACTAGGACCAATCTATGCATTCAAAGAAGCATATAAGAGGTTCCCACAAGTGCAGATGAAACTTAAACAGGCAGGGTTAGACTGGAACATAGAAGGGATGATACCAGACAACGCTGTGCCAGATGTATTAGTGTACCAACCACAGTGGACAAAGGTTATGTCTGTATATTATAATGAAGGTATAGATTACTGGGAACAACCAGACTTTACAGATGGTCCGTTAGGAGTCGTAAGTCTAACTTGTCAAACAGCATTGGAGAAAATGACCAAGGGAGAGAAGTTGTGGAACTATCGTGACATCATTGTTGATGTTGTAATGAAGCAAGTATCTTTCTACAAATTTAAACTTAATAAAGGAAACCCTGAGTTCTTTATGTCGAATGATCTATATAATAAAATACCAAACAACGCAAACTTCTACTTGCGTAACAAGTCATCTAAGAGCAGACCATACAGAGAGACAGTCGGAGTACAACCATGAGCAAGAATACACACCTCGAACATTTGGAAGATGATATATTTAATGATGGATATTCTGGTGCATTGAATGGCATCAACTTCTTAAACTCACTTGTAGATATGTTGACCACTGGTAAAGGTGGTAACAATACAAAGGTAACAGTTAAGTGGGATGGTGCTCCTGCTGTTATAT